CGAAGGCGGAGAACATGCTCCGCGAGGCGACGGGCGGACTCGCGTCCCGGCCCGAGGGCTTCACCGTCTATCTGTCGACGCAGTCGGACGATCCGCCGTCGGGCGTCTTCCTGCAGAAGCTTAGCTACGCCCGGGATGTTCGCGACGGCCGGATTGATGACCCGCAGTTTCTGCCGGTCATCTACGAGTTCCCGAAGGCGCTCATCGACGACGGCGCGCCACGCAAGCCCGAGATGTTCTACGTCACCAACCCGAACCTCGGGGCGAGCGTGGATCCGGCGTTCCTCGAGCGCGAGCTCCGGAAAGCCGAGAACGACGGCGAGGGTTCGATCCGCGGCTTCCTGGCGAAGCACCTGAACGTCGAGATCGGCCTGGCGCTGCTCTCGAACCGTTGGGCGGGTGCGGACTTCTGGGAGGCCTGCGGCGGCAAGCTCACGCTCGACGAACTCCTGCAGCGGAGCGAGGTCGTGACCGTCGGGATCGACGGCGGCGGGCTCGACGACATGCTGGCGCTCTCGATCGTCGGGCGCGAGGAAGAGACCGGGCGCTGGCTGCACTGGGCCCACGCGTGGATCCATCCGATCGTGCTCGAGCGCCGCAAGGCCGAGGCCGCCCGGTTCGAGGACTTCGCCCGCGATGGCGACCTGACGATCGTCCAGCAGGCCGGCGAGGACATCGAACAGCTTGGGAACTACGTCGAGCGAACCGAGGAGGCTGGGCTGCTCGATCGCGTCGGCGTTGATGCGGCAGGTATCGCCGATATCGTCGACGAGATTGCCGCACGCAATATCAGTCGCGATCGTGTGCTCGGAATCTCGCAGGGCTGGAAGCTCGTCGGCGCCATCAAGACGCTCGAGCGGAGGCTGGCCGAGAAGGCTGTGCTGCACGGCGGCCGGCCGCTGATGGCCTGGTGCGTGAGTAACGCCCGCGTCGAGCCGAGAGGCAACGCCGTGCTGATCACCAAGCAGGCCGCGGGGTCCGCGAAGATCGATCCGCTCATGGCGACGCTCGATGCGACGGCGCTCATGGCGATGGACCCGAAGCCGCGCAAGCGCCAATACCAGGTTCTGGTCGGACGGGTGTAGCCCGCCGGCCGCTGTCACCGAGAGAGGAAACCACCATGCAGCAACGCGCCTACAGCACGTTCGAAATCAAGGCCGTCGACGATGACAAGCGTGAACTCCAGGGCATCGCGACGACGCCCAGCCCGGACCGCATGCAGGACATCGTCGAACCGAAGGGCGCCGAGTTCAAGCTGCCGCTGCCGTTCCTGTGGCAGCACCACTCGGGCGAGCCGATCGGTCATGTGACGAAGGCGAAGGTCACGCGCGACGGCATCGACGTCACGGTGAAGCTCGTCCAGACCGACGAGCCCGGCACGCTCAAGGACCGCCTCGACGAGGCCTGGCAGAGCATCAAGCTCGGCCTCGTCCGTGGCCTGTCGATCGGCTTCAGCTCGATAGAGCATTCGTTTATCGAGGGCACGTACGGGATCCACTTCATCAAGTGGGCCTGGCACGAGCTCTCGGCGGTCACGATCCCGGCGAACGCCGAGGCCACGATCACCGCCATCAAGTCCCTGGATTCGAGACTCCTGGCCCTGTCGGGCCGTGAGGCGTCCCGGTCCGTCCGGCTGAAACAGCTGGAACCCCCTGTCGGGGTCATCAAGGCCGTTCCACGCGGTCCCGTGCAACTTATCAGGAGGCAGTAATCATGCCGAAGTCCATCTCTGACCAGATCAAGGATCTGGAGAACACGCGCGCGGCGACCGTGGGTCGCCTCGAGAAGATCACCCAGAAGGCGTCCGATGAAGGCCGCTCGATGACCGAGGACGAGCAGCTCGACTTCGACCAGGCGCAGGACGATATCGATCTGATCGATTCCGACCTGGTGCGCCTGAAGCGCCTCGAGAAGCAGATGGCGGGTGCCAAGCCCCTCTACCGCAAGGCCGGCGAAGACCCGGCGAAAGCTGCCCGCGCCCGCGACGGCGGCAACCGCATCGAGATCGATTCGCCCAAGCGCGACAAGGGCATCGGTTTTGCCCGCTTCGTCCGCTGCATGGCGCTGTCCCGGCTGAACTACAAGCCGGCTGACTCCATTGCGGAGAAGCTCTACGGGGACCGAGACCCGCAGCTGGTCGAGATCGTTAAGGCCGCGGTCGCCGCGGGCGCGACCGGCTCGGGCAACTGGGCCGAGAATCTGGTCGGTGACGAAACCTCGCTGTTCGCGGACTTCGTTGAGTTCCTGCGACCGCAAACCATCCTCGGGAAGTTCGGCATGAACGGCGTTCCGTCGCTTCGCCAGATCCCGTTCCGGGTGCCGCTGATCAGCCAGACCGAGGGCGGTGACGGCTACTGGGTCGGTGAAGGCAAGCCGAAGCCGTTGACCAAGTTCAACTTCGATCGCACCACGCTGACGCCGCTCAAGGTCGCCAACATCGTCGTCCTGACGATGGAGCACATCCGCGACTCAAGCCCGTCGTCCGACATCGTGATCCGCGACGAGATGACCAAGGCGCTCAGGGCCAGGATGGACATCGACTTTATCGACGTGGACAACGCCGGTGGCGCCAACACGCCGGCTTCGATCACCAATGCGGTCGCCGCGCCGGCGTCGAGCGGAAATGCGGGCGATAACGTGAGGGCCGACATCAAGACCCTGTTCACGACCTTCATCGCCGCCAACAACGCGCCGACCATGGGCGTGTGGATCATGCCGGCCACGGTCGCGCTGTCGCTGTCGCTGATGGTCAACGCGCTCGGCGCGCCGGAGTTTCCGGGCATCACCATGAATGGCGGCACGCTGTTTGGTTTGCCGGTGATCGTCTCCGAGCACGTGCCGACCGTGTCGGCAGGTGCCTATGTCTTCCTGGTCAACGCCGGTGACATTTACCTCGGCGACGACGGGGATATCTCGATCGACATGAGCCGTGAGGCCTCGCTCGAGATGGACGACGCGGACTTCACTCAGGATCAACCGACGGGCTCGACTCTGGTCAGTCTCTGGCAGAACAACCTGGTCGGCTTCCTGGCCGAGCGCACCATCAACTGGAAGAAGCGCCGGGATGGCGCCGTGGCGGCACTGAGCGAAGTCAACTGGGGTTCGCTGTCCAGCTAGCGGTTTCGGGCCGGGCTTCGTCGGGAGGCCCGGCCCCCCTTTTTGAGGAGGCGCCATGATCGAACTTGTCTGCACATCGGACCGCTTGCGCTACAACCGGCGCGACCTGCGGGCCGAGGACCCCTTCGACGCCGTGAGCCGTCAGGACGCGCGCGTGCTCGTCGCCGCAGGCCACGCCCGCTATGCGGCCGGCGAGCCACCGCCGGAACCGGCGCGGCGGAAGAAACGGACGACGAAACGCAAGAAAAAGACCGCCGTCCATGCTACGCCTGCTGCGTAAGCTGTTCTCGCTGAAGCCCGCGGGATCCATTTACGGCTGGTGGCCGTCGATCCTGGAATCCTTCGCCGGCGCCTGGCAACAGAACATCAAGGTCGACGTGCAGTCGGTGTCGGCCAACTGGTCCGTGTTCGCGTGCGTGACCCTGATCGCCGGCGACATCGGCAAGATGCCGGCGTACGTGATGCGCTGGAACGAAGGCATGGGCATCTGGCAGCGCACACGCCTCCGTCCCGTGCTGCGCCGCCCGAACCACTTCCAGAGCTGGGGCGACTTCGTCAAGTCCTGGATCTTCTCGCTGCTGCTTCGCGGCAACACCTACGTGCTCAAGGTCCGGGATCAGCGCGGCTTTGTCGAGGCGATGTATGTGCTCGACCCGAGTCGCGTCCAGCCCCTGATCTCGCCGTCCGGCCAGATCTTCTATCAGCTCCACGCCGACGACCTGGCCGACGTTGCGCGCGCCGTTACCGTCCCCGCCTCCGAGATCATCCACGACCGCATCAACACGATCTGGCATCCGCTGGCCGGCGTGTCTCCGATCTATGCCTGCGGCGTGGCGGCGATGCAGGCGCTCGCGATCCAGGAGAACAGCGCCCACTTCTTCCAAAACATGAGCCAGCCCGGCGGTGTCATGACGGCACCGGGTGCGATCTCCGATGACACCGCCGACCGCATCAAAGTCTCGTTCAAGGAGAACTTCAGCGGCAAGAACGTCGGCAACCTGCTCGTGCTCGGCGACGGACTGAGCTACCAGGCGATGACGATCAGCGCGAAGGATTCGCAGCTCATCGATCAGCTGAAGTTCACCGGCGAGATGGTCTGCGCCACGTTCCATGTGCCGCCGTACAAACTCGGCCTCGGTCAGATGCCGACGGTCAACAACGTTGCCGCGCTGAATCAGCATTATTACGATCAGTGCCTTCATCCGATCGTCGACAGCATCGAGTCCAGGCTCGACGAAGGATTGGAGATTGCTGCCGGCGATCTGACAGAGCAGATCTGGTTCGATACCTCGGAACTGCTGCGCATGGATCCGGACACGCGGCTCAAGTCTCACACGGATGCGATTGCGGGTGGCTGGCTGGCGCCGAACGAAGCCAGGCGTCAGGAGGAACTGCCGCCGGTCGATGGCGGCGAAACCCCGTTCCTTCAGCAACAAAACTACTCACTGGCGGCGCTTGCTAAGCGCGATCAGCTCGATGATCCCTTCGGCGGTTCGCCGGCGGCGGCGAACGATGATGATGGGGGCGAGAACATGCAACGTGGACTTAACGATGGCGTGGAGCTGTACCGCAAGGTCGGCGCACCGCTGTCCTGGCTCAGCGCCGCAGCAATGAGACAAGAATGAAGCTC